AATACATTACATATCTTTCTTCCAAACTCAACTCTCTTGTATAAACTTGAAATCCATAATGACAAGGTGGTAAAGTCATTTGGTCCAATTCACCTACATTCCAAGCTGAAACCATTAGTCGTCTTGAGTCTGGGTTTGTTTTAAGGTCGTTGATTAGGTTTGCGATTTGGTCTATACCTGATAGTCCTTCAAATTCTGCTTCTGAACTATTCCAATCACGCCATTGCTTACCATACACAGGACCAAGTGATCCCCACTTCTTAGCGAACTCATCATCTGTTTTGATTTTGTTAATGAATTCTTCTTTTGAAAGAGGTACTTCAAAATTCATATTTTTATTAGACGCAATTTCATTGAAATACCTCTTGTAAGCGTCTCCATCCCAAATATGACAATTATTATCAACTAAATATTTGATGTTTGTATCACCACGAAGGAACCATAACAATTCGGTTACCATCGTCTTCCACGCCATTTTCTTGGTTGTTAGTAATGGAAACCCCTCACTCATTTTATGCCTGATCTGACGACCAAAAACACTGATGGTTCCAGTCCCTGTACGATCCTCTTTGCGATACCCATTATCCAAAATGTCTTGGAGTAAATCTTGGTATTGTTTGTCCAATGTATTATTTTTTACATTTATCTTTTCCATGATTTCTACTTATTACTGTTTTAGTTGTGTACACACCACAAATTTCACATATTGAATAGTTTTTAATTTTGTCTTTCGGTTTCTTCAATGCTTGTTTGTGTGATTCGGTTAGTGGTTTTCCTTTTTTAACTTTAGATATTGATTCTGCTCTTTTTTTATTTCTTTCTGGTGAATCTTTCTGACAACTTCTTGCTTTACTCATTTTCATTTTTGTTTCATCTGAAAAAACAATACCTTTTCTTGATTCACTCATTCTTTTTCTTTCTTCTGGTGTTCTTTCTCTTTTAGACATTAATTCTTTCCATTCTTTTGTTTTAGGTACACCTTTAATATGGTCCCAACCTCCGTCACCATTTTCAGGTTTAAGATTAGCAAAATCATTACTTTTTACTATATCCCATAAATTAGAATAATATTCACCAACTTTTTTTAACTCATCAACATCTTTAGTTTCTAATAGAACCGTTGTCTTTATATCTTTGTAAGTTAAATTGTGTTTGAGTATGTGGTTTTTCCATCTTTTACCACTCCCCATATATCTATAAACATCTCGATTAACACACTTACCTAAATATTTTAATCCTAACGGACTTTCTTTTAAGTATAAAATAATATTCATAATAATTGTTTATTATAAATATCAAAACTTTATTGTTTATCTAAATTATTCATATTAATTTAATGTCATTTTACCTTGAAAATCGTCAGATGTTTGTAATGTAACACCCGCAAGTTCTTCAAATGTAGTTATTTTATTTTCGTCAATCAAGATCGCAACGCTCACCATATTACCACTATTTTGTTTTCTTGTGAATCTTTCAAGATTTAAGTGATTGTATGATTCCAATTTTGAGTCGGTCATAAAGATTGCATATAAAAAGTTACTCATCTTTTTATCACTAACCGATATTTTGGTGTATCGGTGAACCATATTCTCTTTATTCATCTTATTCCTCCTCTTTTTCTATTTGTATTCTATATGTCTTTTCCCATTCGTACATTGAGTTCCAATATGCCTCTTCGGTTGTATCCATACCCCAAATAAATAATTTCCATCCTATTGATCCGATCCATAATCGGAGTCGTGTTAAAATTCTCAATTTTCCCATCCTATTCTGATTTAAGGGTTTCGTTATATACTTCTTCAAATGTTCCTTCCCCTGTTAGTTGAAAGTTTCTACCACATTCAAAGAAAAACTTTTTTTGATCCTTCTCCATTTCTTTGGCTTTTTCCAATTGTGCTTTAGACGCATATTTCCAACCTCCTGTTATCATTGCAAACCATTCTACTGCCGTCATCTTATTCTGATTTAGGTATATATCTATTTTTTTCACTCATCCTTGCTAAGTGTGCTGGTCCTGGTCCCACCAAATCTTCTTCGTGACTTTGGTCTACTAAATTATTACCACGAATTGATTTCTTAAATTGCATAACAAATCCCTCTTTTGCGAAATACCATTCTCCTTGATAGTTGATCTCAAATCCGCTATCTCTCATACAGATAGTCATTTCCTCACCATCTGGTGTTTTTAAAATAATCCCACTAAATACTTCTTCCAATTGGATTACTCCTTGTTCATTTGTTGTTACTTTCATCTTATTTTTTTTTAAATTTATTTTTTATATTCTTCTTCTGGACATTGTTTCAATTTTTCGTATATAATAGATGTCCGAATTTTCTTTTGGTTTAATACGACCCAACCACAACCACCACATTAATTTAAAAATAGAAACAACTTCATATCCACCCATTGTTGAGTCATAATTTTCAAAATATACTCTTAACTTCATCTTATTCTGATTTTAATTGTTTTTTAATTTTTCCACTGATAATTTGATTTTACCATCTTTGAGGTAATTTACAACTCTGCAAACTTCTTTCATGTGTTTACATCCTGATAAGTCCACTTTAATTAACTTTTTTTTATTTTTCATTTTGACTTATATTTTACTATATACTTTATTTTATTCCAAGTTTCCTTATCACAATATTCCAATTCAAAGTCATGATAAAAATTACTATTTAAAATACGTCCAGTTAAATTAAATCCGTCTTCTTCAAAACTTAAAGTCAACTCTAATTTAAAAGTATTTCCAAATTCAGTTACTTCAACCACATCTTCGTGATCTTTACCATTAGTAATAAATTTATCAAAAACATTTATTATTTTTAATAAACTAACATCAGACATTTGGATTGTAACCATACCATCATCATCAAATACCGTTACAAACCCATTTTCTTTTTTAATTTCTTCTAAATAAATTTCCATCTTATTCTGATTTTAATTGTTTAATAATTGTTCCGTCACTATAATAATAGATCAGGATTTTATTTGGTGTTGGTTCACTTGGTCTTCCCATTAAATCTACTACCTTTACTAACTCTTTATTTAATTGTAGATCATCAATACCTACAGTTGAAACATACCAGGTTGATGTGAGAGTTATTGTACCACCCGTTAAACAAGTGAATACAACATTGAATCTGTAACAACCACTTTCGGTAAATGTGTATGGTGCAAACGTGAAAGAGAAAGGCTCGATAATTAAATTCGTATCGAGTCCAAAGTCGATAGTCCACTCAGTTTGAATGCTATCATTGGGATTTGACGGTAGGTTAACCGAAAAAAGGTGTGTTGCTACCGGTGAGTAGAATGTGATGCTAGTAGTATCACAGTTCAACAATAATGCTGAGCTTCCAGTAGAAGGAACTATATAAGTTAATGTAGTAGTATCACCTTGACATTGGTTAATTGTGTCTGTAATTACAGTTTGTGAATATGCCAAACCTGACATAAACAATAATAAGGTAAGTAATAGATTTTTCATAATTAGTTTTTAATTAGTTTTTGTGTTGTTCCATCACTATAGTGATAGATTAAAAGTTTATTAGGTTCAGACAAACATTCTTCACCCATCATATTAGTAATTTTAATCAAACGTTTATCTAAGGTTAATTCAGTAATACCTGTTGTTACACCATAACAATACGTTGTTTCAGCATAACAACCATAAACATCCGCAACTGAAATACGATAGCAGGCTGGTGGTAATTGAGCCAAATTGGTAATGTTTAGACTCATACTATTTTCAGTGTAGTATTGTTCAACAGAACCACCGAAATCATCAATTATTCTTGATACTGTAATATTATATGGTGGTGTTCCTCTCTGAGGTGTAATCCATAGATAATCATCAACACAAGTATCACAAGCATCTATATTTATGATTGGTGTCTCAGGCCATTTATGAGTAATATTAACTTTTAAGGTATCGTGTTTATCAGTCGCCGATTCAACACGACTATCAATTACAGTTAGTTCCCATTGTCCAGTCCAATTTAAGTAAGCAAACAATCTTACCTGTGGTGTATTAAGGGTAACATCAAAATGGTCTAAGTTATCAAAAGGTGCAGGATAATCATATCCAGGTACAATAGTAGACGGTGTTGAGTCCTGAACTATTGTGTTGTTAGAAACATATCTCCATTTGTAGAAATAAGGTCTAGTTCCTCCTTGAATATATCCACTTATCAAACAAGCATCATTGGTACATTGTGCCGGAGTGACATGAATTGTACAAGTATCATTTGGATATTGAAATGTAGGTAAGTTACCGTGTATGGTCATTGGATGATACTGACCCCACATTAAGGTCGGTAATAGAAATAAAAATAATAATAGGTTTTTCATGGTTTTTTGTTTTTTTTTATAAAATTAGTTTTTTTTATAATAAACGACAATAGTTTTTCAAAGGAGTAGAACGATTACTAGTTAATTAGGGTATTTATACCTTTTATTTTCTTATCAATTTTCCTGTTTCATCAATAATACCCAACTGAATTCGGTATTTTTTTATCTTCTCTCTTGTTTTTTGAAACTCATCTCCGTTACTTGCCTTGTGTCCGTTCATCACCGCCGAGTTTATTTTGCCTTCGTTTTCTAAAATAAAAGTCATTTTTTCTTGATTTGTCAACTCATAAGGAACAACTTCCAAGCGAATAAACTCTCGGATCATACCACGAATCTTATCAATCTGATCTGTAGGGTTATTCTTTGATCCATGAGACATCACTGACATCTGGTAGATCGTCCTACTTAATTTCATTATTTTATCGTCAAATCCCATCT